TAGTCCCCGCCTAACCTAGCATATAAAGGAATAATATAATGCCTCTTTTGACTCCCTCCGCAGTACATATCGACCAGCCGTTGTCTAACCTGACGCTGGCATATGCACAAGAACAAACTAACTTTATTGCTGACAAAGTATTCCCAACTGTAGGTGTACAGCGTCAGTCAGACAAGTACTACATCTACGACCGTGCGAATATGAACCGTTCGGGTGATGTTAAGAAACTTGCACCACGCACCGAAGTAAACCGCATCGGTATGGCTATCTCTAACGACAGCTACTTCGCTGACGTATTTGGCCTCGGCATGGACTTCGATGAGCAAACACTTGCTAACGAAGATGCAATGCTGGAAATCCGTGCTGCTGGCGCACAAACACTTATGAACCGTGTCATGATTGACCGTGAAGAGCGTTTTGCTGCATCATTCTTCTCCGCTGGTATCTGGGGTACAGACAACACACCAACTAACCTGTGGTCAGACTACACCAACTCAACACCATTGACAGACGTAACAACTGCACGTCGTACAATGCAACTGAGTTCTGGTGGCTTCAAGCCAAACACAATGGTTGTTGGTAAAGAAGTACGTGACATCCTTGTTAACCACCCAGATGTGCTTGCACGTTTGAACGGTGGCGCAACAGTCACAAACACGGCGCTTATCACAGACGCTAAACTTGCAGAAATCTTCGAGGTAGAAAACTTCTACGTCATGGAAGCTGTCAAGAACGGTGCTGCCGAAGGTCTTGCAGAAGCTAACGCCTTCATCGGTGGTAAAAACGCACTGTTGGTACACACACCATCATCTGCTGGTCTTATGACACCTGCTGCTGGTTTGACATTCGCATGGAACAACATTCCAGGCGTCAACAACCTCGGTGTTACAGTTGAGAGCTTCTCAGACGATGCACTCAAGCGTCAGCAAGTTGCAGAGCATATCCAAGTGAAAATGTCCTACGACATGAAAGTCGTCGGTGCTGACCTTGGTTACTTCTTCGAAGACGTTGTAGCCTAAGCTACTTAGAACTACTGGTGGACCCTGAGCTTAGGCTTGGGGTTCAACCCAACTATAATAGAACAGAACAGTATCCTTACAAATGGAGTAGTCCTATGCACCCAACATACTTGGGCTGGCAGGTCGATTGGCCTGTCTTTATTAAGATGCCTGTAGAGGCGAATGGTAAGAAGTGGAAACGTGGAGAACACTTTAACTGGTTAGAACAAAGTATCGACCAAGATAAAGTAGCTATCCTTTACGCCACGGGTTATCTTTACCATAACAAAGAATTAGAAGTACAGAATAAGGTCGGTGATCGACTGTCGGAGTTCTCAGGGAAGCAACTAGATACGCTAGTCACCTTGCTGAACGCTATCGTCAAAGATCGAACTTCAAGTGCTAACGAGTTCAACATCAAGAAATGCAAAAAGTCAAAGATTGATGATAAGCAACGTGGTCTGATCCGCCGCTTCTTGAACAACAGCGCATGGATTTCAGAAGACTTTTACCGTATTCGAGACGACATTCTCGGAGATTAATATCCAAAGGGGCGACTATGAGTTGGTCATATGATTCATCAGATTTGAATACCACAACGGCTTCTGGTCGTCTCAACACTGTTCGCCTTTTGGTTGGTGATACCGACACCGCTGACCAACAGGTACAGAACGAAGAAATCACATTCGCTTTAGGCGAGAGTGGCGACAATGTTTACTACGCTGCTGCTTGGGCTGCACGAGCTATCTCCTCTAAGTACTCACGTCAGGTTACAACAAGCCTAGATGGTGCTTTGAAGGCAGACTACAGTGACTTAGCCAAGCAGTACCGCTCACTGGCGGATAGCCTAGAGTACCAAGGTAAGACTTCTGGTGCTGCGGTAGGTATCCTTGCAGGTGGCCTCACAAAGTCCCGTGTAGAGGCTGTACGAGCAAACACTAACCGTATCGAAGGCTCTTTCCGCCGTGACCGTTTCAAGAACCCACCAAGTTACCAGACACCTGAGTACGAATAAGGAGCTAAAGCATGACCTTCCGCTCCTACGATCTACTTAAACTGGTACAAGACTACGGTGAAGAACTAACGCTCCGTAAGAAGACTACCGCTGGTACATACGATCCAGCTACAGGTTCAGTTACAGGTTCAGATACTACAGACTACACAGTCGATGGCTACTTCTTTAATTTCTCTGTGGGGCTTCCCATTGGTGATGAGATTAGACGTGGCTCTCGTCGTTGTGTTATCCCTGCACTTGGACTTGCTGTAGAACCTGACGATGAAGACCTAATCATTGGTCAAGGTGATCCTGTCGCTATCGTAAGTGTAAGCACAATCTTTTCTAATGGTGCTGCTGTTTGTTATATCTGCGAGGTTCGTGAGTAACATGAGTATTCAAGCTACCTTTGACAAGCTAAAGGGTCGCATTAACGACCTAGCAGAAGAACAGATTGAGGATAAGCTAGAGGACTTAGCTGACTACACTGTACGTATATCCCCTGTTGACACTGGTGCTTATGTAAACTCCTTCTCAATCAAACGTGCTAATCAGGGTGGTGGTCGTTCACGGTCTTCTGAGAATAAGCCAAGAGGTCAAAGCCCAGAGGCAGAACGACAAGAAGCCTTTAGTCAACTGCTGACTGACATTGAGGCGTTGAACATCTCTGATATGTTAGAGCAAGGTAACGTCAAGTTCACACTAAGGAACAGGTCGCCTCACGCAAGAGATGTAGAGGATGGCTCTAACTGGCAGTCAGATGGCTATCACGTCTTTTCAAGGATTAGGAGAAAGTTCGGATGAGCATTTACAATAACATTCGTGCTACTCTTGAGAGCCATATTTCCACTACTCCCGACCTCCCCGACATTGCTTATGAGAACGTCTCATTTGAACCACAGACAGGCACTAGCTTTATTAAGGTAGCGTTTGTCCCCGTGTCCCGTAGGTCTGCTGTACGGGGCTTAAATCCACAACAGCGATATGAAGGTGTCTTTCGTGTATTCTGTTATACACCAGAAGGAAGCGGACCTGCTGTTGCTGACGATATAGCTAACAAGGTTATCACAGCCTTCGACGCTGCAACTGATATTTCTTTTACTAGCGGTGGTGAAACAACTATTGTTTCCATCGACTACGCTGAGAGAGACAACGGCTTTGTCGATAGTCCTTGGTATTACACGGTAGTGAATATCGGATGGTACGTCTACGGAGCTTAAAGGAGTACATAATGTACAAAGCACTAAAGAACTTTGCCTTTGCAGGTAAAACATACTTCGTCGGTGAAGACGTCCCCGCCAATGTTGCTACAACCTTGGACGCCACATTAGTGGAAGCCAGTAAGCCTGTATCGACACCCAAGAAAACTTACACCCCCACAAAGATCGGAACTGACGTTCTGAATGAAGGAGAATAAATATGGCTTTTGCACAAGGTAGCCGTTCAAGTCTGGCGTATATTGCTGAGACAACTTTTGGTACAACACCATCAACACCAACTTTCGCCAACTTGCCAATCAACTCACACTCTCTGGACTTGACCAAAGACCGTGTTGAAGGTAACGAAATCCAAGCTGACCGTATGACCCGTGTGGATCGTCATGGTAACAAACAAGCTGGTGGCTCTATCGAAGTAGACCTCCGTAAAGGTGACTACGACGAACTGCTAGAATCAGCTTTCTTTAACTCGTATGCTACAGACGTGTTGAAGGTTGGTACTACACCTAAGTACTTCACAATGGAAGATGCAGCTAACGACATCGACCAATTCCGTCTGTTCACAGGTCTGTCAGTTTCTACTGCCAGCTTCTCTATCGCACCTAACCAGATGGTCACAGCTACCTTCGACATGGTTGGTAAAGGTATGACACAATCTGGTACAACAGGTTCTACTGGTGGTACGCCAACAGCTTCGTCAACTAACGCACCATTCGACAGCTACTCAGGTACTATCACAGATGGTGGCTCAGGTATCTCCATCGTTACTGCGATTGACTTTAGCCTCTCCAACTCTCTGGCCCCTACATTCGTGGTTGGCGCAGATAACGCACAATCACTTGAATTTGGTCGTGCTGTAGTTGAAGGTACAATGACAGTTTACTACGAAGATGAAACACTCATCAACAAGTTCTTGAATGAAACTGAAAGCTCCATCAGTGTGTCGGTTGACGACCCTACAGGTGCTAACACATACACATTCGAGTTCCCCCGTGTAAAATATAATGGTGCATCTGTACCTCTTCAAAACCCACAGTCTCGTCTGATTACACTGCCATTCGTTGCATTGTATGACAGCACAGAAGGCACAAACTTGAAGATGACACGCACATCGTAATCCCTAGCTAGGGCGGGGAGGCGTTGGTGTCGGGTCTGATGCCTCCCCACTATAAATCACCCGACATAACCTCGACAAATAAACATCATATAAAGGAATCCCGACATGGACCTGATGAACATTGGTACTACAAAAGAAACTACAGATGTAACCCTGTACAACCCTGTGAACTCTGAAATCCTCACTAACGAGGACAAGTCAGAAATGACTATCACAGTACATGGGCCATACTCGAAGAAATACAAAGCTATCTCTCACGCTCAACAGAACCGTCGCTTGATGAAAGCACAACGGACTGGTGGTAAGCTCAACCTCACTGCCGAGGAAATTGAGGCTTCTGCACTAGACCTTCTGGTTAAGTGTGTTGATGGCTGGAGTATCACTCTTGGTGGTGAACGACCAGATTGCACAGAAGCTAAAGTACGTGAAGTGTTTGAGACACTTCCTTGGGTTCGTGAACAGGTTGATGCAGCACTAGGTGATGCTCAGGCTTTTTTGGACAAGTAAGGGCGGAACTAGAGGAGTACGCTGAGTATTCCTTTAGGATGGGTAGGAAGGTCTCTGGTAGCAAAGGTAAAGCTACAGAGGCCGACCACCTAGCCCAAGTCGCCAAACAGTTAGGGAAGAATGTATCTGACATTGAACAAGCTAATGCTGATGCAATCTTTCCTGACGCAGCTTCCCACTTATGGTCTACATT